CTGCGTCTGCACCGGCTACCATCGCCTCTTCTGCCTCAGTTTGTAATGAGTCCTGGACTGCACGAATGAACGGTTTAGCCTCTACGTGGCCTATCTCCCTTCCTTTCCCCTTGCGGCCGCCTCTGACTAGAGCGTGACCTGCATCGACCCAGTTAGCGACGTGACTGTATTTACCGAAGTCAACAACCGCGGCACGTCCAAGATCGCCTTTGGGTTCGAGTACCCGGGCACGTACAGACTCACGAAGCTTGCCGATCGGGAGAGCCGTGGAGAGCGATGCTGTACTCTGCGATGAAACTCGCGTATACCGCGTCTCTAGGGATGCCACCGGGGTAGCCTCAATCAGTGCCGGTTTTACGACTTCATTGACCGACCGTAACCCTGCCCTTTCGATCTGAGGTAAGTCCTTAACGGTCATACCTTCTAGCTTTCCCGCTAATTCCTCGAGCCAAGTTATATCAATGTCGATATCAGGCATTAGTTACCAATCCGATCTTGACGAGGTACGGATCTGCCTTGCCCGTGGCCTGATACTTTTTCAGGAGCGCAACTATGTGAGCGCGCTTGGACCTGTAATCAGCCATCTCTTCATTGGTAAGTGTTTCGGCCTCGGGTTCCTTTGCCTTGGATAGCTGGAAATTAGGCATGAAATCTTTAGGCGCAACCGCCTCATCAGGACGACATAGAGAGAAGTTAATGACGGCCGCGGTAGTGAATGCCTGAATCATCTCCCGATGAATCATCTCTTCGCGATGACGCTCCCACAGCAGATGGAATTGCCGGGGAGTCATCAGCCAGAACTCTTGTTCTTTGAGCCTGAGATCATATCGTGCCTGCGCCCAGCTACTGCGGATTACTTCTCCCGGTTTTTCGGCCTTTTCCGGGTGGCCTTTGCTTCCCCCGGCTGTTGCTCCGGTACGGAACCGAACCACGCGGCGAATATAGCGTCCTGGATCGTCTTCAGGTTATGGAAGCTGACCCACTCTGCTACGTGGTCGACGGTCAACGTCTGATCGTCACGCCAGAGCGCGGCGTGCAGGAGCTCCGCAGCAACCGAAAGCCTATCCATCTGGCTGAGCAGCCAGCCGACAGACCTCTGGTGCTTCGACTCCACGGCGTCGATGGCCTTATAACTGAAGGCCATCGGACGCTCCTTCCCCCCGATGTGAATAGCCACATCAGGGAGGGTGGAGTTCAGATTAGCGTTGAAGACAGTAGCCATTAGCCAGCGCTCTCTACGCCTGCGGTCTGCGTAATCGGTCCGCTAATCTTCAGCGAGACGGAGATCGTAGCAACCTTGGTCTCATCAGATCCCGGAAGTGGGAACTGTTCGACCTCAGCCGTGAACGTGTTGATCGGTCCGGTAGTGAATCCGGGCTGCGCCTTATAGACGTGCTTGACGGTGAGAATCGTATCGGCGTCATAGGCCGCGGCTAGAGCGAGCTGTCCGGGATCGTCGGCAAGAAACACGCAATCGAAAGTTATGGAGCCAGGGTCCTTCAGGGTTCCCTTGCTGGTCTTGTATCCGCCGGTGGAGGTCGTTGTGGTCGTGTCAACGAAGTCCTTCTTCTGGCCGCTGTACTGAATATTCTTCGTCTGCATTACTTGAGTGAAGGTCGTACCGGCGTCGACAGAGATGAAAACTACGTCACCGTATCCAGTCTGAGCGGAGGTTACGGCATATACGGGAGTTAGAGGTGTGGACATGTATTTTCCTTTTGTGTGGAGTTAAATTACTCGTTGACGAAAATGATGAAGTCCATAGACACGCGATAAAGGCGTGCATCATGCTCGAATCCATCTGTTGCCATGTCCAATTGAATGGAGTCGATGGCAGTGGCAGCATAGAGCGAACGGTCTTCGAGAATAGCGAGTAGTGCCGTTTGCAGCTGCTTTGTGCTGGAATATGTATTAGCCCAGACGTCGAACTGGAGACGTACTCGGTTGAGACTTACTGGTCCGGTCGTTGTGTAGCCGCGGCGAGTCGTGATGCGTTGGTACGTTACCGCGGGTAGCTGTGGATCATCCGGTAACAGCACCGGATAGAGTCGAGTGCTTGCCAAATCAGTAAAGCGTGAATCCGCGAGTATGAGAGTGTGAAGGGCTGTTTCGATCATGCGCGGCCCTCGTCCACTTCAAGACAGGTGAGTTCTAGCTCGACACGGGATTCATCGGGGTCAGCAACGGCCTGAATCTGAAAGATTCGACCGCGATAATTGACCCGCATTGCGGAAGTGATGCCAGACCTATAGCGAATGACAATCGTGTGCGTTACTGCTGCGGTAAAACCGGGACCGAGCGCGTATAGTTCGCGGCCTGTGATCCTGGAGATCTTGGCCCAGGTCGTAACGACGTCCTGCCAGTCGTCTGTGGGCTGCCCGTACTCGTCCTGTGATGTAGAGGGCGTTTGTAGAGTGATACGTCGGTTGAGGTCTCCGGCGTCAAGGCCCATAGTACTTCCACCTTTCTAGCAGCGCATCGACCGCTAGAGGCAGAGTCGTCAGCTTATTTTCTGTGACAGCTTCGCGGTTCGCGTACCAGTGCCCGATGAGCAGCAACATTGCATGCTTGACCGAAGCGGGAACGGAATCGCCATCCCACAGACCGGCCTTGAACGTGATCGTGATAGACCCTGGCGAGTATGAATTGATGTATGGCCACGTCCCACCGTTCGCAGGAACGATACGAGTCGGCTCAGAGTGGAGGTCCGCAACGTACTGATCTTCTGGAAGCGTGACCGTATCACCGGTAACGTCCTGAAAGGTTATCGAATCGACGGCCGTAACCTTCGACCGCGGCAGCTCGATTGCGTAATCAGCAAAGTAGACGGACGGGAAGAGATAGTTCTCGCGCTGCTCCGGGCTACGGGTAAGTGTTCCGGTTGGATATGGAAACTGGTCCAGTGTGAGTGCATAGGTCTGTTGAAAGACGGCTCGGCGCAACTTACCTTCGACGACTTCACGAGCCGCGGAGATGAGGGCGAGAATATAACCGTCATCATCCGGAAAATCTACACGCAGGTGAGTCTTGGCCTCTTCCAAAGAGCCTGGCTCCGACTCGGGAGAGGATACGAGTTGGAGGCCGAACTTTTGCATTTAGCGTGTCTCTTTGTTCTTGCGGTTTTTCATTGCCTGCTCGACCGGCTTTGTTACGACCGGAACCGAGGAGTCCTCGACATGCGGTACAGCCAGCTTTGCATTCAAGAAGTCGACGGCGTGATCGTCCTGAAGATCGAGGATCGTTCCGACTGCAACCGGACCGGATGCGTTGATGTGTGATCGCGTGACTCTAATTTTCATTCGTCATCCTGATGGGAGAGGCGGCCCGCAAAAGCCGCCCCGTTCACCGAGTTGTTTAGCTGGCCTTGACGAAGAGGTTGACGATCGGATGCGTACCGCCGTCGGTTACAGCTCCACCCACACGTGCGCGAGCATAGAAGCCCACCATGCCCGGATGGCTGAAGTCACCAGCAATACGAATAACCGACAGTCCCGGCTTGGCCACCCGCAGTTTGTAGCCCTGCCGCAGATCGCCAAACTGGATTGGCGTCTTCGAGGCGGCTACGTTGTCGTGGTATTGCGAGATCACAATCGGGCGACCGAGCAGCGTATCGAACGCTCCGGCGTTCGGAGAAGGGATGAACAGCGGCCGGCCGAGATCGTCGACTACTCCCATGAGCGATGCGCGGGTGCTGGAGTTCATCACCCAGCTCGCATTCGCCTCATACGCGGGATCCAGTTGGCCATACACAGACACCAAATCTGCATAGGCAATACTGCCGACTGCAGCGGAAGTGACCTTGCCAGTAGCGTAGCCGCTCACAATCGAGCCAACCGAGGTTGTACCGGTTGCAATGGCCTTGCTGATCGCGCGGAAGTAGGCCGCACCAAGCGAATCACGCAGGAACGACTCGAGGTCAAACGCACTATCCTGGAGTTCGTCCAGCGAGACCGTCACCAGACCCTCGACGTCATCGGTCGAGATAGTGATGGACGCCGCAGTCGGATCGACTTCGGTGGGTGCAGTGCCTTCCGTACCGACGCTCATCAAGTCACCAGTGGCATTAACCAAGGAGGACTTCATCGGCGCGCCGTTATCGGTTTCCCAGATCTTAACAGCGTTGTACAGACCGCCCCAAGCCTTTTGAGCAGATACGATCTCAGGTGCAAACGCCTGCGGGATGATAGCCGCGCCAGTCGTGCCTGTGGTCAGGATGGAACGAACTTCGCCGGTCTTGATGTACTGGCGGAACGCCTCACGCTCTTCGCGAGAACGATCCTCTACCGAGCCGTTGGGGTTGGGACGAGCCTGCGCAGCCGCGGCCGACCGCTGGTCTTCAAAGGCCGCGAGACGCTCTGCAACGGCGATATCGGCCTCGAGAGTGTCGACGTCTGCGAGCATTGCATTTACCTTCGCGCGCTGCTCCGCGGTTACTTCAGCGCCCTGCACAATTGCGGTGGCCTCAGCCATGATGCGGTTGCGCTTTTCCTGCAGATCTACGATATTCATGTGTTCTCCTGTTGGGTTTAATGTTTGGTGTTGCGCGTGATCGCAGAAGCAGACGCACGTGTCCCGTCGCGTTGGGATCAACGCGGTGCGAGAAAGTCTTAGATTTTGTTAGGTATTACCTGCGGCGCGCGCGCAGAGCGACGATCAACCGCAAGTTCTCGGTGTCTTCATCTACCGCAGTAGCAGGTTCGCTTGGCTGTTCGGTTTTACTCTGTTCAATGCGAGAGCGAATCTCATCGGGGATGGACCGCAGTGCAACTGAGGCGTCTGGGTATGCTGGATCTCCGGTAGGACTTACCTCGAATAGCTCGACCTCTTGTAAGGTGCGGATCGTAGTCCCGCCGTCAGCAACCGCCCACGATTCTTTGTGGCAGCAGAAGCCGAACGATGTGGCCTCGAGGTCACCTCTACTCACCTGTTCCGCAAGATCGTTACCCGCCGTAGTATTCGGC